GATTGAACTGCTCTGATAGTTCGTCGAGAGCTCTTAGTACTGCTTTTCTTTTTTCTACCACTAGTTGTATGTCGAATTGATCCATAAAACATTCCCATAAAATAAAAATCCCCACTGATTGAAGTACATATTATACAGCAATCAGTGAGGATAGTCAAGAACTTTTTTTATCAGAGGTCGTCAATATCTTCATCAGTTTTGTGTGAACTAGCTTCTCGCTCCTTAGGAGTAAGAGCTGTTTCCGGCCCCATCTTTAGAGACTCCCAATCCATAACAGAACTGAAAGATTTCATACTGGCGGCTCTCATTTTTACACAGTTGAAAGTAATGCATTCGTCTTCTTGATCCCACGTCTCAAGAGCATAGGCTGCATCAGCCGCATCAAGAATGCCTTTTGCGAAGCGTGCTTCGCCGGTTGCATCGGTTTGGTAAGGAGAGAATACTGTACATTCATACTCCTGTGCCATAGCTTTTAACGCTTTGGACACTTCAATCTGTTCCGTCCAATCGTACTGCCCTCCTCGTGAGGGTAGGTTGGATCTTTTGACTTGGTTAATATAGTCTACAATAATAACACCGGCATCCAATTTACTGACTTTTTTATCCAGCTCAGCCCGTATCTTTGCGAGAGTAAGGCCTGGATCGTACACTACATCCAACTGCTGAGTCGGGAGAAGCTCATGCTGTGTAGTAAGTGTACGATGAAACTCTTGAAAATCTCGCTTTTCTTTGTATTCTTTTAACCTATCCTGGCCTTGCTGGAAGCGGCTCGCCCACCAGCCAGCCACTTTCTCCCACTCAGTAACAGATAGATTCTGTGTACGAAGTCGAGAGTAGGGCACACCAGTAGCGATAGAACAACACCGTTGCAGTATTGATCTACTATCCATCTCAATCGTGAAATAGATAGCTGAACGGCCAGACTGAAATACGTTATTTGCAATGTTTGCGCACGTAAGTGATTTACCAGAGCCTCGACGACCGCCGACCAGTACCAAGTCTCGGGGGGAGAACTTGATCTCATGATCGTACTCTGCATTGAGACCAAGACCGATATACTTATCAATCTCTTCTTCTGGCTCAAACAACTCGATACGTTGCATACTTTCTTGAGGAACTTCAAGATCAACTTTGTCCTCAATATCCAAAACAATTTGATGTAGCTCCTGCACTGACTCTTCAGCAGATGAAAATACTACTGAGTTATCAATGTAAGTATCAAGAGAGTTAAGGATTTCTTTCTGGGTATATTCATTCTTTAAATACTCAAGCAAAGCAACGGCATCAACATCTACCTCGACCGCTTCGATAGCGAAGACCTTATCTCGGGTAGGTGCATGACGAATGCTGAGCTTGAGATCGTCGAACGAAGGGAACTCATGAAAATTTTCACAGTGCTTATCAATTTGATTGTACAGCGTATGATATTCTACGGGCAGATACTCTTTACGCAGATAACTCCACGTCTCAAAGTCTGCCGTAGCAATACACTGCTTAATCAAAGCACTAGAAATATTCAATTAAGTTCCCCCGAACATGAAAAAGCTGGGTACAGAGACCCAGCCGCTTACACAAAAGTGTATCTTACTGTGACTTAGCCGCTTTAGAAGCGCCGTCGTAGTCAGCAGCAGTGAGGCCTCGGCGAGTAAGCATAGTCTTAACGCCGCGAGCAGTTTTACCGATAGACTCGGCAATAGCTTCAACAGTCATAGAAGCAACATCAACACCGTCAAGAGGGTCTACGTTAGAAGAGCCCTTAGTGTTTTCCTGACGAGGAATCGCCTGGATGTCGCCTGAACGAAGAAGGCTAAGAGCCTTACCACGAACACTGTTTACAGAACGGCCAAGAGCTTCAGCGATCGCCTCAACGAACGCACCATCGTTCACCATAGTGACGAAAGTAGCTTCTTCAGCTTCTGTGTAAGTACGTACGCTCTCTACCTTTGGAGCAGGAGCAACGTGATCAGTCAATTCCATTGACAAGATCTTGCCTTGGATTGACTTAGGTGAAAACTCACCGCCTTCAAAGTGCTCAGCAATCTGAGCATAAGTGTACTGACCAGAGTTGTCAGTAACAAAAGCGCGGAGAGTAGCTTCTTGAGTCTCGCTGAACGAACGTCCACCGGCTGCAGAAGCGAGTTCTACGTCGTAGCCCATCTTTCGCAGTTTGCTAGAGATAGAACGAGTAGATGTTTCGAGCTGATCTGCTGCTTCTGCAACAGTAGCTTGAGAGACGGGGCTTTCGCCACCGACAAAGGTTGTAAGCGCTTCAGTGCGCTCATCGGTCCACTTAGGAAGTGCCATATTAGTTCTCCAAAAAAGAAATTAGGTCTGTAACTATAGTTACGCCAGTATCTCTGGCTTGTCTAGTTTTTGCGGATTCATTTCCGCCCTCGTTAACAAGGTGTGTTACTTGCTTAGTTAAACTGGACTTTACATCATATCCAGCCGCGTTCAAGGCCGTAGTAGCTTCGGCTTTCGACTTGAAACTCTTCAGTCTACCACTAATACATACAATACCTTTACTCACGACAGGAAACGAAGGAGTATCAGAAAAATACCAACTACAAGGCAAGTGCTCTTGAAAGTATGGTAGCTCATTCTCCATCCACTCAAGCAAGTTATGGGTAGCCTTTGGGCCTAAACCGGCACGCTCACAAGTGTCTGCGTTAATTTCAGTAATATGTGATACAGTCTCAGACAACTTCCGTGTTGCCGTGTTTCCAATCAAAGGTATGCCAAAGGCAGGCAAAAGGCGCTCAAGGGGAGCGTCAAACGAGTTGACAATCTCTCCCATGAGCTTGTTTGTCACTTTTTCAGAACCCAACGATGCTAAGATACTATCGACTGATGCGAGGTAAATTTCGGACGGGCAAGTCCAGCCAAGTTTTTGAATAGACGCAGGGCCGAGACCCTTGATCTTCATAGTCTTAGCGAAGTGTTCTACTGCTTTAGCATTTTGTGCAGGACACAAATGATTACGGCAGTACAAAGAATCATTTACCCATTCTAACTCACGGTCACAAGAAGGACAGTTAGTAGGGAAGTTGATTTCTTGAAACATGGACTACTCCGAAAAAGTGAAAAGATATTATACGACAGATTTGACCACAATGTCAAGAACTATTTTTCTCAACGTCCACTCGTCGGACGATTCGTGGAATGATCTCACCACTGCGTATAACTTCAACTGAACAACCTATCTCTAGGTTGAGAGCGCGAATGTACTCAATGTTGTGTAGAGTTGCACGGCTCACTAGCGCATCCCCCACTTCGACTGGGCGTAAGATAGCAACAGGGCTCACAACCCCTGACTTGCCTACTTGCCACACAACATCGAGTAATTCTGTAATAACCCCATCCTTCTGCTCTTTGAGAGCGAAAGCCCCTCGGGGGTGGTGAGCTGTATATCCCATCTTATAAAAGGCCTCATAGTTATCTACTCTAAACACCTCGCCATCTGTTGGATAGCCAGTTGCATCGAAGTGAGTAATAACCTCAAAGCCTTGCTGGGCCAAATGGTCCATTGCAGAGGTTAGCCGCTCGTACTTAGCTCCTTGAATATCGTATGCGACAAACTTGAGAGTCTGTGCGCGAGAACGAAACTCAGATTGGTCCTTGAGATTGAGCGACCCCGCCGCAAAGTTGCGAGCATTTGGGATCGTATCGGGCGCTACGACCTCACCAGTAATCTGGATTTCTCCTTTAATACTGATGACGTTTGGGACTAGCTCTTCCATCTTTAACGTGATATCACGACCAAGCTGGCCGTCTCCCCTAGTCAAAGCTTGAGCTATATGGCCGTTAACATACTGCAACGACACTGCCGCCCCATCCAGTTTGGGCGTACGCACCATGGGTGCGGTAGTACTATCTATATCACTTAGGCTAAAGACCTTTTGCAAAGAGTACATACGATACATATGAGGAATACCGTCAGTTACCTGATAGCCTACTTCTTCGTATCTGTACTTCTTTGCTAGTGCATCGAACTCTTCGTCCGACATAATCGGAGTTCCAGAGTAATACATTAAAGATGCTTTTTCCAAAAAATGATGCATATAGTTCCCTCACTGAATAAAGTATATTATACAGAAAGAAGAAACAAAAGTCAAGAACTATTTATCGTATAAGTCCTTGATAAGATCACTAAAATGTTCTTCAATGATTTCCTTACTTTCTGCAAGTGATAAGATTTCAACTAGCCCGACGAAAAGATTACGTGAGTTGTCAAAGTCCAACGGCATCGTAATGCCTTCCCTACTAGGCTTCCACTCTTCTTCGAAATCTAAATAATACTTACGTAATCCTAGATACTCGATACCACGAAAGGTTGAGATAGTAAGCCGGACTTGCGTCTCCTTAGCTTCATCGTAGTGAATTACTTTTTCATAAACTTCAGGTGCTTGATATAGTTCCATAACTAGTCTCCGTTCCGTAGAACAGAGGCCAGAGGCACTACACTCGTGACGTTCTGAGGTTTAAGTAGACGAAAGGAGTCGGTGTCCCAACAAAAAAGCAAAAGAGTCTGCTCAGATTCTTTTGCTCTGTTTTTCTTTTGCTGAATATAGGGCGTGCTGAAGTCCAACGTACAGACGTTGTATTTCAACTTATTACTGTTTTCACTGCGATATGTGATAACAGCATCACCGTACTCATCGACGAGCCGTGCTAGTTCTTCTTTTTTCACAAATGCTCCTAGTGAAGCGGGTTGGCAGAATCTTCTTCCGTGCCGACTTGCTTAGGAGACTGGGGCCGAAGCCCCTAGAAATTAAGAGTTAACTGCTGCGATTACGCCTGCAAAATACATTGCTGCCTTACCAGTCAACTTGCTGACAATCTCTTCGTCAACGTCTTGACCAGCATCGGTGAGTGCTGCTGTGAGTGCTTCGATAGCTGCGGCCTTAGATACTCGGCCACCGCCTGTAGAACCGCCACTAGATGCGGCTTTTGCTGCTGGTGCTTTCTTAACATACACACCTGCTTTGGTCAGAACCATTCGAACGCCGTTTGGTGACTCTTCGAACTCTTCTGCGATTTCTGCGACGATCTCCATGCTGTTCTCTGGAGTTGGGTTTTGTGCTTCATAAGCAGCAATAACCTCTGCTTTTTTCTCGTCTGTCCACGCCATTTTACGTTTCCTTCTATTGTTAGTTGTAGGTGCCCCCGGACAAGATCCGGTAGACTGTAGTTGTGATAAATAAAATCGGTCGCCCATTGGTTTCCTCATCTTTCAATACTATGTATTATACCGATATGAGCGACGAAAGTCAAGAAATATTTTTACTTAAGTAGTTGAAGTTCTGCATGCACCCTTGCTTCTGCTTCTTTCATTCTCTCATAAGCTTCAGGTGTATATATAAATCCTATATTTTCTGTTTTAGTCGTATACAAAGCTCCTGTTACATCATGAAAAGACTCAAAGCCTGTATCCATGCTTTTACGTATTACTATAGATACGTATCCCGGGCGTGACCAGTCTTTTCCAAACCTAACTTGTTTGATCTCTCTTTGCTTATGCCAGACATCTCCATCACTTCTAGTATCCGTGTCTGTGGCATATGTCATGCTTTTTATAAGGTCAAAAAGAATAGGATCTCTATCTTGAATCGCCTTTCTTATCTCTACTCCGATTGCTTTGCCTTTCCATTGTTTGTTGTATACTTCTGGTAAGTACAATTGAGTAAATTCTTCGTTACAGGTATCTTTACTTCCTTCCGTATTTATAGTAAAAGAACTTATTACTCTATTCTTTTTGTGCTTTCTTCCTGGTATAATCTGAGGATTTTCATGTAAGTATGAGTTAAACCAACCCTCTCTATGTCCTGCAGATAGCTTATAAACTTCTTCAGTAATAATACTGTCATTAAACTCTAAGTAGTTTAAAACTGCTTTTTTTACAGCTTTTGTTGTAATAATCACTGGAGTTTTTCGCCCATTAACTCTTCCCAGCTCTTGTACTACAGCCCCTACTTGAGCTGAGTTGCTCATTTTGTTGTAGTACAAAATTTTATGATGGTCAGGAAAAGTGGTACTCATAGACATTGAGTATTTACCAATAAAGTTTCCCGTTAAACTTTTTATTGTACCGTTGTATGAGCCTCCATCAATAATTTTACGTGCCATCCACTCATGAAACTTTTGTTCTGGATTAAGGTTAATTAACATATCTTGGGTAGCATAAACATCTATTACTTCATAGATTTCTTCTGGAAGATCAGAGTCTATCCCTTCATTTTTATATCTAGTGTAGGACTCTAACACTTGTTTAAATACATGTTCTTCAAGTGTAACCCAGTGAGCCTGTCTTAAGCCCTTGAATCCGGGGTAAGGATTAAGAACTATAGAGTCTTTTCCAAACTCTAAATTTGTATGGAACAAGTCATGTGGTGTAGCACTGATACACCATAAGTAGTCACATTGATTATTTTTTAGTAATTCATTTACAAAGTTATCTATTTGAACATCAGACTCCATATCTTCTCCTAGAGTGTATCTATGGATCTCATCTAGGTAGACGTGTTGAAGTATTCCTGTATGCTTGCTCATAGACAGTAATGCTTTAGTAGCCATAAAATGTCCAATGTTTCCAAAAAATATACAAACAACAGGGTAGACTAACCCTTTTAGTCTATCTTTGTGAACTTTGTTTAGATCTTTTTTACTTGTAATAAGTTTTGGACGCAGACCTCTTTTTTCTGCCTCACTATAAAACTTTTCTATGGCGTCTTCCAAAACAGGAGTCTTGTCATAGGTAAACAAAAAGTGATCACAGTCTTGCTCATCAAGAATTTTGTTAATAACCCAAGTGGTTTTTCCTGATTGACATTCTTTGGATATTACTGCATTTATAGTAGTAGATAACTTTGTTTTTTGCATTTAAATACGACTAAGGTCGACTCCGTATTTTTCTAAGTGTGATAATTTTCCAAGGTCATACGCGAGAGAGTAAGCAGCGTAGCCACCTGTTTCCACGTTAGCCCATTTTTCTGTATCGTCTCTAACCTCTTCCATAACATAAATCGCATAGCATTTACTTCCATACTTGGCTTCATAATTTACGTCTATGAATCCTTCTCGCTCAGCTTGGTAATCGACGGAGAGTTCGTAGTCGACTCGGGCTGGCTTTTGGTAGACTGCTGACCAGACGATTTCTCCTGGCGAGAACGATTCAGCAATGCAAGACTCAGGGAGTATAGCGACTCCGCTTTCTCTCGCAACTGACGGTACTCCGACTCGCTCAATGAGAGATCTAACGAATCCACTCGATCTAAATAGTCCTGACGCGATTTCGGCAAGGGATTCTCCGGAAAGGTATCGTTCAACTGCTTCACGAATTTCTGCATCTGTTGCTCCTCGTCCACGATTTTGTTTTTTACGTAATTCACGATACTCGACTTTATCTTGGTAATCATCAATGATTCTCTGTAGGCGCGTGGTATTGTATGCTATATTCAGCATACTGCATGCTTCCTTCTTGGAAATTGGTTGCTTTCCATTCAAAAGAGAAATTACTTTCCGTATGTTGGACTCCGATAGATTCTCGTAGTCTTTTTTCTTTACTCTTCGTACCAAAAATATTCTCCCAGTTCTGATCAAATTTAGTTTTGTCTGTTGGACGCTGTTTACTACCTTTACTCACGAGGGTCATCTCCTATAGACATACGCAGATACCAAATAGCCTTCTTAGTATCCTGCTCTTTGTTGTTTTTGTTGTTTGCTCTCCAAATATATTTGAACGCATTCAAGCGGCAGTATTCTGCGAATCCTTCTTCCGATGTTGTTTGTTTCATCGCATCAATACATTCTACACCATCTCGCTTGTAATGTAAAGGACTATTTACTGGATCGTGTACTAATTCTTTTTTCATTCTAGTGCCTCTGCTACATCTGGGAAGTGTGCTGCAATAATCTCCCAGCATTGGTCTGCTACTACCATATGCTCTTTTTGAGTGCCATGACCCCGCCGCAGTTCGCAGTAATGAATCCACGAACGCAAGGTACCGGACATGTAAAGTGTAGATTCTGTATTTCCCTCAGGCAAAACGGCGCGAGCCTGCTCTTTCGCAATTCCGTTATTGAGTGCCCACTGGTAGGCATCCTTCGAAGCATTGATAACTTGTGCCTGCTTCATGTTCCAGTCTTCATACAGACGCTCATGCTGAGTCTTGTTACCACCCTTGCCAAAGTCTTCTTGGTCTTCTAGCTCAATACTATTCTGTCGATTCTTTGGATCTTGTAACCGAGCTTCACGATACGTATGGTTTTCTTGAACTGCATATCGCTGGCTGAACTCTTGAAAACTAAAACTACGATGACGCAACATCTGACGAGCAATGTCTCGTGTAGTAATGATCTCCATAGTAATACTCACCATCTCGAAAGGAGACCAGTGTCCGTGCTTGATAAGATATCGTAACAGGCGTGGTGCGCTTTCGTGGTGGTTTTGATTCTCTGGATTACTAACTCGTGCAGCATATGCTACTAGCTCTTCTGCATTAACACACCCAGTAAAAATACTGGGTTTCGTTAGTCCAATTAAATTTACTTTACTCAAAATTGGTCTGCCTCCGTTGAGTCTGCCATAGCCGCGGTACTACTACCAAGAGCTGTGGTAATTGCGTCAAAGTATCCAACACCAACCTCTTGCTGGTGTCGAGTTGATGTGTAGCCAAATTGCTCTGCTCGAAACTCTGCTTCCTGTAGTTGGGAGTAAGCAAACATTCCTCGATCTTTGTACTGACGAGCAAAATTAAATACGCCATAGTTTGTAGCATGAAAGCCTGCAAGAGTAATAAACTGAAACTTGAATCCCATCTTTCCAAGTTCATACTGAAAGTCTTGTAGCTCTTGATCTCCTGGAATAGACTTTCTCCAGTTAAAACTAGGAGAACAGTTATACGCCAGCATAGCGTCCGGACAAGATCCTTTTACTGCGTCCGCAAACCTGCGAGCATCTTTGAGGCAAGGGGTGCTGGTCTCACACCACACGAGATCGGCGTATTCGGCGTATGCAGCCCCACGCTCGCATCCCATGTCAAGGCCACCTTCGATTTGCCAAAATCCATCAGGTGTACGATCTCCGGACATCCACTTGTAGTCTGCTTGGTCGTAGTCGCTAGAGAGGAGTCTGGCTGACTCGGCGTCTGTGCGAGCGACGACCAGAGTATCAACCCCAGCAACGTCAGCAGCAAGACGAGCGGCGTTAAGATTGCGGATAGCATCAGATAGAGGTATAAGAACTTTTCCTCCAAGGTGACCGCATTTTTTGGCGGACGCAAGCTGGTCTTCAAAATGGACACCAGCCGCCCCAGCTTCGATAAGGTTCCGTGCGAGTTCATAGCTATTTAATACTCCTCCAAATCCTGCCTCTGCGTCTGCAATGATAGGTGCGAAGGGGAACCCTTCTCCCGTATCGGCATATTGGATTTGATCTTGCCTTCGGAATGCATTGTTAATATTTCGTACAACGGTAGGCACACTGTCAACAGGATAAAGAGACTGATCAGGATATACCTCGTTAGCCGAGTTAGCTGAGGCGGCGACTTGCCATCCTGAACAATAAATAGCCTTGAGGCCTGCTTTAACGTGCTGTACAGCCTGTTGTCCATTATACGCTCCAAACGTATGTATATACGGATTTTCTGCTAGAAGTCTGCGCATTTTGGTCGCCATTTCTCTAGCAATAGTAAATTCTATGTACTTAGTTCCCTGAAGTTTTCTTACATCTTCACGGGTGTAATTTCGTTTTTTCACTTCGCTGTGATCCTCTGTTCGTAGTCAGCAAGAGACTCATCCCACCAAGGGGGAGTTGGTCTGTGTGACCAACTGGCAAAAGTAGCCTTGTCAAGATGATAATAGTCACGATAAGACTGTATTGGATCATCATAGTTTTTGAGTACATCAGGCATTGCAAGTCCAAACGTGGTGAACCCCACTCGTTCAATATTAACTGGGTCGGGTAGTTTGTTGATGACTTGCCAGAAAGATTTGTGTTCTTTGCCGTAGCGATATCTAAATTCCTCTGCCAGTGCATGAGCATAGCACCAGGTCCACTCGTAGTTATCGAGAGATGATCGTGTCCATATCGTGCAGGGATGATTGTACATCATGCCGAGATAAGGTGTAAGTTTACGCTCTTCTGGTTTCAGAGGCTTCTCAAGTTTTTTATACTCATTGAGAACAGCAGCTTCATCTTTTTCAAGAGCTCGTGGTATGAAGCCCAGCAGTTGATCTACCCAAATAGCAGTACATAACAACTGGGCGGCCTCAAGTATCATTTTGTTGACGTGTTTATCAACATGATACTCGGCACATTTGTCTAGGT